CGTAAGCAAAGAGATTGGTCACATTGGAACGTTTGAATTCAAGCACGACCATACCTGGGTTATGCGTGACCTTGAGGAAAAGGAAAAGGCAATGTAATGGCTCTGACAACGTACACGGAGTTAAAGGCATCAATCGGTGACTGGCTTAACCGAACTGATCTCACGTCTGCAATTCCTGACTTTATCTCTCTGGCAGAGGCTCAGATTGAGCGCCAGTTGCGAACCAGGCAAATGATAGTAAGGTCAAACGCAGACATTAGCACAGAGTATGCCGCCTTACCTAGTGATTTCTTAGAAACAAAATCATTTAAGTTAAGCGGCACAAACCCAATTACCCCACTTGTTTTTCAAACCATTGACGCGCTTGATGACTTGCTAAGGGCACATTCTGCGGCTTCGCGTCCTAAATACTTTGGCATTGTCGGTGGCCAAGTAAGGGTTGTTCCAGCGCCTGACGCAACATACACCACCGAGCTTGTGTACTACGCCAAGCTCACAAAACTGTCAGCATCAGTAGCAAGCAATTGGCTTTTGGCTGCAAGCCCAGATATTTACCTTTACGGCAGTCTTTTGCAGGCTGCTCCATACCTGCAAGATGATGCGAGAATACCCGTATGGTCAAGTCTTTACGAAAAGGCACTGACTGACTTACAGATTTCCGACGGCCGCAGTTCGACATCAAGCGGGGCAATGTCTGCCCGTGCTAAATCTTTTGGATAAATTAGGAGTTTTTTATGCAATCCGAAAAAATCAAATTGACAGAAAAATCTGATGTTTCCATATCTAAGTCTAATGATTTAGCAGAAACAATTGGTGTAACAGGGCGTTATGATGTCCAGTGCATTGGTCAAGATGGCAAAGTTAAATGGACTGATACCATTGAGAACTTGGTGGTGACTGTTGGCAAAAACGACTTGCTCGATAAGTATTTTGCTGGCTCGGCCTACACCGCTGCCTGGTACATGGGTTTGGTAGATGGGGCATCTGCTCCTACTTACGCTGCCGGTGATACATTGGCATCGCATTCAGGATGGACGGAAAGCACAGCGTACTCTGGAACCAACAGGGCTACAGTGGCCTGGAATTCTGCTTCTGCTGGCTCTAAGGCATCTACAGCCACATCATTTAGTATAAATGCCACTGCGACAATTGCAGGGGCCTTGCTAACCGTCACTCAGGTTCGCGCAACTACCACCGGCGTTTTATATTCAGCAGGATCATTTAGTGGCGGTAACCGAGCAGTAGCAAACGGGGACACGCTTAACGTTACTTATACCGCATCTGTTTGAGGAAAATATCATGGCTTTTAAGACAGGCGATTCAGTCAAAGTTAAGCACACGGATATGGTTGGCACTGTACAAGGTGCTACTGTAGATACAGACGCACAATTGTTACTTCGCGTTTCATACACCGACCAAAACAATATTGCTCAAGAACGTTTCTTCAAAGAAGAAGAAATAGAAATCACATAATTTAAGGGGGTTTTATGGCTCTAATCTTAGCCGATAGGGTTCAAGAAACAACCACAACAACCGGAACTGGCACTGTTACCCTAGCAGGTGCTGCTTCCGGTTTTCAGTCTTTTGCAGCTATTGGTAACGGTAACTCTACCTATTACACCATTACAAGCCAGACTGCTACAGAGTGGGAGGTTGGCATTGGAACGTATACATCATCTGGAACAACTTTATCTAGGACGACCGTTCTTTCTTCTAGCAATTCTGGTTCGTTGGTAAATTTTTCCGCAGGCTCAAAAAATGTGTTTGTAACTTACCCATCCGCTTTAGCTGTACCAGAAGGTAAGGCAGTAATTTTATCAATGGTTTTTGGTTATTAAGGTACAAGTATGGCAAACCCAAATATCATCAACGTAACTTCTATTTATGGAAACACGTCTTATTTAATTCCAAGTACAACAGCCGCTACTACTTGGACTGCACTCACGCCTGCGGCGAACACGGTCAACAAAATCGACAACATTGTTGCGGCAAACGTAACTGGCTCGATTGCAACGGTAACCGTAGCCATAAATAGTGCTGCGGCTGGTGCTGGAACAAATTACCGTCTCATATATCAAGTTCCTGTTCCAGTTAATGCTTCAATTGTTGTTGTTGACAAGAGTACGACGTTTTATCTTGGAGAAGCACAGTCTATTGTGGTTACTGTTGGCACAGCATCGGCGATTGAGCTGACTGCATCCTACGAGGCTATTACCTAATGTCTACCAGATACAAAGCCTCTGTTATGGCTGCTACGGCAGCCACTAATACTGCGTCTGCGGCTGCTGGAATCTGGCGTTCTAATGAGGTAATGCAAGGATTGCAAGCGGCGGCTTGGCCTAAATATTTGCCACCAAGTTTTACATATTTGGTAGTTGCAGGGGGCGGCAGCGGAGGTTCTTATGATGCTGGCGGCGGTGGCGGTGGCGGTTTACTTACAAACACTATTACAGCTGCTTTTAGTGGGACGTATACAGTAACTGTAGGAGCTGGCGGCGCTTCAGTTGGGCAAAGTGGTTCAACGGGGGTTAATGGTAATCCGGGTTCTGCTAGTTCAATCAGCGGGACAAACGTTTCTGTATCTGCAACTGGCGGTGGGTATGGTGGTAGGTTTACTGTTGTTGGTGGCACGGGAGGCTCTGGTGGCGGCTCTGGCGCAAGTAACGTAGTTGGTACGCCTACAGCGTCAACAAGCGGAACAGCAGGCCAAGGGAATTCTGGGGGAAAAGGTTATAGATTTTCTTCGCCTTCAGCTAGATGGTTAGGCGGCGGTGGAGGCGGGGCTGGTGCTGCTGGTGGAGATGCTTCTGTTGCTACTGTCGGTGGTATAGGCGGTAATGGTTTGGCTTCTTCGATTACGGGAAGCAGTGTTTATTATGCTGGTGGCGGCGGCGGTGGTGGTGAAGGAACAACTCTTGCTCCTGCTGGCGGTCTTGGTGGCGGCGGTGCTGGTGTTGTTAGCAGCACAAGCACAACAAGCGGAACAAGTGGAACTGCGAACACAGGCGGCGGTGGCGGTGGCGCAGCAATTACTTCTCCTGGCGCATCAGGTGCTGGAGGTTCTGGCGTAGTTATTATTAGTTATCCAAATACATTTAACCAAGCGACTACAACAGGTTCTCCAACCTTTACTGATGTAGGTGGAAATTACGTTTATGTATTTACCGGCAACGGAACAATTACGTTCTAATCATGGCACATTTTGCAAAACTTGACGAAAATAACGTGGTGCTTGAAGTGCATTGCGTACACAACAACGAGCTAATGGTTGACGGTATAGAGTCTGAGGCTAAAGGCATTGCATTTTTGGTTATGTGGAGTGGTGGTTACCCGTTCTGGAAGCAGACTTCTTATAACGGGAAATTCCGTAAAAATTATGCTGGTATTGGATACACATATGACAGCGACAGGGATGCATTTATTCCTCCAAAGCCAGATGGTAACTGTGTCTTAGACGAACAAACCTGTCAATGGGTTGAAGTAATTTAGCCGGTGAATTATGTTTGGCATAGCACCACTTGGCTCACCATTTAGCGCGCTATCTGGCAACACCTATGTTGTAAACATTACTGAGGGTGGCTACGGCGCTGGATTTTATGGTTCTGGTGCATACGGATACAACACATACGAGAGTTTGCTATCTGGCACTGGATACTCAAAATCAATCAATGAGGCTGTTTCTGCTTCTGAAAGCATAATTCAAACTGTCTCTTATGAAAAATCATTAAGCGAGTCCCTATCGGCGTCTGATGTTCTCTCAAATATAGCGACGCTAATAGCGCAGCAGCAAGAATCAGTATCCTTTGCTGACAGTCAATCGACTGTTCTTGATGCTGTGGCATCCTTATCGGAATCAGTTACCGCAACAGATAATCAATCAGGTAGTTTTGTCGCCGTAGCGTTTGCATCTGAATCTGTATCAGCAGTAGATTCAAGCACATCATTAGTTGTGTTTGTAGTGTTTGCTGCTGAAAGCATAATCGCAGACACTGCCCAGGTTGGCATCCTTGTTATGCCCGTTACTGTTTCTGATTCTCTATCAGCGTCAGACGTACTAACAAACACATTAACTGCACTTGCATCTTCTTCTGATTCCTTATTTCCAGCAGATAGCGTCATCAATACTTTAACGCTTGTGGCAGACGCAAGTGAATCGCTATCGGCTTCAGAATCAAGTGCTTCCCTAATTGAATACAACGTACAAACTATTGAGGCCATATCTGGCTCCGATAACCAGTCTGCCATTACAAGTTTATTTTCAGAGGCTTCTGAATCTCTTAGCTCTGCTGAATCTTTATCAAGCATATCAATTTTTGTTTGCAACTTGCAAGAGTACGGCAATCTTCAAGAAGATTTGCTATCTGGTCTTGCTTTTGTGGCCCAGGTTGCTGAGTACGCATCTGCGCTTGATTTGATTACGCAAAGGTTGTTCTGGGAGCCTGATTCGGACACCGCTGAGAATTGGTCAGCAGAATCGGACACCAGTGCCATTTGGACGAATTCAAGCGATAATTCAAGCAATTGGACAATCATCAACGACACGCCTGACACCTGGACTCCAGTCGCAGACGGGTCAACTACTTGGACGCCTATCTAGGAGTAAATCATGGCAGATACGACCACAACAAACCTACTTTTGACCAAGCCAGAGGTGGGTGCAAGTACCGATACCTGGGGTACAAAGATCAATACTGATCTGGACACTGTAGATGCGATATTCGCTGCGGCTGGAACAGGTACTTCTGTTGGGCTTAATGTTGGTGCTGGAAAGACACTAGCGGTCGCTGGAAATTTGACTGCAACTGGAACGTCAACATTTTCTTCAATAAGCGACTCAGGCAACCTGACGTTCACA